CCGTTCATCTTTTTGCAGATGGAGTTCATCAAAATACAACAACAAATTCATCTTTTGACCACGATAATTGGAATTTTGGAACAGAGAAACCTATTATTTTAGGAAGCAAAACAGATTCTTCTCCAACACAACCATTTAAAGGTCAAGTACAAGAATTGATAATATTCAACTCACGACTTACGGATGAACAAATAATACAAGTACAAAATTACCTAAAACATAAATACAAAATATAATGGCTAACTTAGATTTCATAGACCAACCAACAAATACGGTTCAAAGTGTTTATAGTCCTATAAAGTTTACCGCTAGGGTAGATTCTACTGATAGAGCTAGATTCCCTAGTTGTAAAGTTTCTGTAATACCAAGAAACCTTGACGATACTTTAGATTCTTCGAGTAGGATTGATATTAGAGTTCAGCCAAGTATAGATGTACCAAATTTCAATTCTTCAAGCAACACTCCAAACAATAATTACCTTTACTACACAATAGATGTATCTAGTATATTAAGAGATTTTGTTTCTTATGATTTAAGACCTTGTACTCACGACACAACCACTAATGTTAGGAGAGATATTACTATAGGACAACTATCTCTGAACACATATAAGAGATTTAAAGTTGAGTTTTTCTTGGAAGAAATAATAAGTGGTGTTCTAACAACAAGTAGCACAGAATCAGAAATAGACGATGCTAATATAACTGCTGTAAACTCAGCTCTGTTGCATGAGGAAGAACATTTTTTAGCAATAGGCAATGAATTGTTGGATGGAACATCAGCACAATCTCAAGGAAACTTATTAGATGTTTTGTATAAGCATAGCTGCGATGCTGCTTATGAACAGAATAGACAAAAGTATCTTACCACAAAACCTGTAAATCATAGAATAATAGGTCACGATGAGTGTGAGTATTTGTCTTTTATAATTCACGATAATGATACAGACCACCCTAGAGCTAAGATTAGATTTAGAGATATTAACGGAAGTCCCATAACAAATTCTGCGGGTAGTGATTATGTTCTCACAATAGATAGAACAACAGACGGTCAAGGAAATTTAGGTGCTGAGCTTAATACACTAGGTGATGTAACAGCAGGTTTTACTAATCCATCAGTATCAGTAGTTCAGATTGGTGTTGGAACAAGAAACATAAAGGAAACTGCTCGTCTCAGATTTTTCAATAATGAAGGATTTACTGATTTTTCAAATGTAGGAAGTTACATTGTTTACACAGAGGATTCATCGGCTAATAGAATAGGTGAAGATATTATATATTACATAGACCATACAAGAGCAAGAGTGAATGGTGTTAGATTCCATTGGCAAAATAGATTAGGCGGTATTGATAGCTACACATTCGATGGTGCTTTTACAGAAGGAATAAGCATATCTTCTAAGTCGTATGAACAAAGTATATACCCTCAGTTTAGAGGTCAATTAGGAAGTAGTACAAGTAATACAAATGTAATACGAGGTGACCTTCAATTTTATGCAGAGGATTTCGGAGCTACAGTTCCTAGAGTAGCAGGTCTTACTGATGATAAATATCAATCTGTTCGAAAGTCAAAGGTAAAAGCTGTTAAGGAAGGAACAGCAATATCAAGACCTTACGGAATTGCAGAACAAGATATGTTTGAGGATTTATTAGCTTCACCAAATGTATGGATAGAGAAAGGTTGGACAGGCAAAGAAGTGTTTAGAGAGGATTGGAGTGGTTATAGTGCTGTATCTAACATTACTGATAATTGGAATCTAGTGGAAGGGTCTTTTACTACTGACGCTAGTTTTAATACCTCTGATGGTCACATCACAGGAACAAGAACTTATAAAAAGGGCGATAACTCAGGTAATGATACACTTTGGGCATCAAGTAAAAAGTTTATTAAATACAATCCAAAAAGCCTATATGAAATTGAGGTTAGAATAAAAAGTAGTGGTAATGGTAGTGGTGAGGATTTTGTTGGTTTTACAGGTTATGATTCCGACCAAACAACTATAATAAATACCGTAGGTGGAGATAATTTTGGTAATGCACACTACATTACTTTGCAAGATTACGACCAAACAGCAAGTGACGAATTTGAAACATTTAGAGGTTACGTTACAGGACATTCTACAGCAGCCACAGTTGGTGACCAAGCTAACAATATAAATGCACCCTCATCAGCATATACAGGTATTGACTTTATATCTCCTATGTTCCTACTTCATCACGATGACGTAGAAGGAATTACACAGATAGATTACATAGTGGTAAGGGAGTATCAAACAGACATACCTAACTCTAGGGGTTGGTATTCTACCTTAAATAGAAACTACCATGTTCCTGTTGTTATAAAAGATGCTAGTTTTACTACATTTGACAATGAAAACCTACAGAGATGTACTTTAAATTATATAGAAAGCAAAGCTAAAAGAACAATAGAATAATGGCAGAAATAAGAGTTGAGCTAAGAGATTTTACTGACACCATATTAGGAAATCTTGATATTACATCAAGTGATGACTTTCCTTTGTCACTTAACTTCCAAAACTTTGATATTAGGGATTTTAATTCTCGTAGCGGTAGCTTTAGTAAAACTTTTAAAATTCCTGCTACAAAGCATAACAACAAACTTTTTAATCACATATACAAAGATGGTAATGTTGACACTAGAAAAGTTAGAAAAGATATACCTTCATCAATATATGTTGATAATGTACCAATTATAAACGGAAGTTTGAGAATAACAAAAATTACTAGCTTGGATAAAGTATTAGAGTATGACTGTCTATTCTTTGGTGACAATATGGATTGGGCAAACTCCATAAAAGAAAAAGATTTAAAAGATTTGAAATTTAGCTCAAGCTCATATACATCCTATCCTCCTACCAATATAACACCATTTACATTTGAAAATCCTCACGGATTATCAGGAAGTAACGCAAATCAAGGAGCACACAGTCACGAACAGTTTTCAAGCACTCAAGATAAATTAGTTTATCCTTTGCTTTCAGTAGGAGAGGCTGATAGTCCTAAAAATCAAGTCTTAGAAGGTGATTTTGTTCCTTGTTTGTATTTAAAAAATATTTGGGATAAGATATTTGCTACTGAAGGATACTTCGTTTCTTCAACATTTTGTAATAGCGACTTTTTTAAATCACTCATAGTTCCCTTAATATTTCAAAAAAATGCTGAAATAGTAAATGAAAAGTTTGGAAAAATAAGTAGAGAAACTGATGAGGATTTGACAAGTGAAATTGGTCTTTTCAATCATAGTGATGGAACTCAAACACTTAACAGAGCTGTTGGAAATCCCACTGTTAACATAGCTAACGAACCATTTACTGTTTATTATGTTTTTGGAGGTGACTCCTCTGTTGATGCTTTTGGCGGTGGTAATACATCAACAACAACGGGTAATGTTCAGAACGGTTCTTCAGGCCTAACATCAATGCTAGTAAAGAACGCAGAAGGTGAAATGAATATAAAGGTTGATATTGACCTTGAAGCCTTTGGACAAGCCTTCTCATCATTTTTTATCAATGACCAAACAGTAGATTTTGAAATTCAAGGATTTGTAGCAAAAGTTCTTGATGACGATGATGCAGATGTTTATGCTTCTGAAAATGTAATCCTTCAAAGTGATTTATTTGATATAGACTTTAAAAAAGTTAATAGTCCTGAAACTAGAATTATACCATTTTCAGGAACAAAGGTTGTAAATGACCCTGTTGGAACAAAATATGTTTTTTATATATCATTTAAGTTGAAAGATTATGCAGGAGGAGATGATGATGCGGGTAGTGTTGGTCTTAGATTTAAAGAAGGAAGTATATTTGAGATATATGATACTGATGATTATGAGATTGATGATGAGATAGGAAATCCTGCTTTCCTTTTACCACAAGCAAAACAATCAGAGTTTGTAAGTGGAGTAGCTCAATTGTTCAATCTTCAGTTCAAAACAGACCCGATTAGAAAAATAATAACTATAGAGCCTTACGACCATTTTTATAAAAGCACATCTGAAGCTGTTGATTGGAGTGAAAAAATAGATTATTCAAAAAACATAGATGATGAATTTATATATGATATAAAATCTAAAATCACATTAAAATACAAAGATGCTAGTTCTGATGAGTTTTTAGACAGATATAATAAAAAGAACTTTGTTAATTGGGGAGCTTACGAGGAGTTAGACGATACAGGAGCTTTTTTTGATGGTGAATATGTAGTTGAAAACAAGTTTTTTTCACCTACATTTAACTTTCACGAAAGAGAATATATTGATGAAAGTGTTGGTCATTCAACACATAGAAGTCCATTGATACCTATATATCATTCTGATTTTACTGATTTATCAAAAACAACACAAAGAGCTGAAAAGGAATTTGATATAGGAGCTAGAATATTATTGCTACCTCCTAGAAACGCAACAACAGGTGATGAAAATCTGAAAACAGTAATGTATTCTTCTGAGGGTGGTGTGTTTACAGGATATTCTTATGCTCCTCAAAATAATATTGATGCCGATAGTCAATTTTTAGCAAATTTTACTAGGGGACTTTTTATAAATATAGATAATGTTTTTTATAACTTTAACAACACCCAACTTGAATTTGCAAAACTAAATAATGGTTACGAAGATGTTGACTTAAACCTATCTTTTTCAGATGTTAAATATGATGTTGCAGGTAGTATAGATGCTAGTGGATTAAACACAATGAGAGGCTTATATTTTTACTATTACAATAAAATGATAAATCAATTAAAACAAAAGCCTAGAATAAAAAATCTACACATAAACTTGGATAGAAAAGATATTTCTTTGTTAGATTTTCAAAAACTTGTATTTATAAATGGTATTTATTATAGAATTAATAAGATTATAGATTTTAAACCTCAAGACAAGAAATCAACTAGAGTAGAACTAACAGAGTATTATGATTTAGGTAGAGATTCTACATCTCAAGGTGAAATTATGGATATGATAGATGGAATAGATTTATAATGAGAAGTATAAGAGCAAGACTAACAGAAACAAAAGCCAAGCCTAAACAGCAGGGTTACAATATTTATTGTACTGTAAATGGGGTATTAACTCCTATTGTTTACACTAGAACAGAGATTGATGGCTTATCATACATCGAAAATGTAAATTTAACTAAATCAAAAAGACTTAGAAGGCAAATTGCTGCAAAGAATACTAGGTCAACATTAATACCTGTAACTGAAGAAGCTTCCACAATAAATGCTGTCGTTTCATTTACTTATGATTATGGTTTGAAAGAATCAAGCGGTAATATTAGTCATTGGTTAAGCTCTTTCGATAGAATAAACCTAGAGCAATCTACATCAGCAAATCAACCTGACTTGGGATTGTATGGTAAAGGTATTTTAGAACATTCTCCTATTTATTTTAAAAGAGATAACTCTGACTTTATGAGTTTAAATTCAGCTATAACAGTTTCAGGAGATTTTACAATGTTCTTCTATATAGAACCAATCCCTGTTGCTTCTTTACACAAGCAATATCGTTTACTAGGAAAAAGCGACGATAACGATATGTATATATCAATAGGAGAATCAATAAATGAATCATATAATATTAGTTTTGCTTCGGGCAGTGAGTATGTTACAACAGCATCAGGATATTGGCAACCAAGTAGTAAGAAGTTATTGATTACAATTCAAAGACAAGGTTCTAAGGTTTATATAAGAGAGAATGGAACTCAGGTAGCAACAGGAACAATACCAACTTCTAATTTTGTTTTTGACCAATTCGGTAAAATAGGAAATGTATCAACACCAACATTTAATGGTTCTCTTTATCATTTTTCTTTATACGATGGATACATATCAAATGAATTACAATCTATTGAGAACTCAATTATTAAAAAAGCATCATTTGCAAAAGGATAATGAAGAAAGTACTAAAGACATTTGATAAAGCAATGAATGATATTGGCAAAAGACTTGTCAAAGGATTTAGAGGTGAGCTAGAAGACCAAAACTCTATTGCTACGGGCAAGTTGTTTTTTAGCTTAAAAGAAAACATTCAGTATAATGTTGACGAAGCTAGTATGATAATAACGACTGACGCCGATTATGTTGATATTGTAAATAACGGTATGAAAAGCGGAACTTTTCCAAATTTAACCGCTATAAAAAAATGGATGGATGCTAAGGGTATAGATTATAGTGATGAAAACGAAAAAGAAGCAATAGCTTTTAATATAGCTAAAAGAATAGCCATAGAGGGACTTCCTACAAAGGGTGGTATTCAAAAATCAAAAAATGGAAGAAAAACAAACTTTATTGGAATAGTTGCAGAAGCGTATAGAAGAACAAATGACAACTCAATACACAAAGCAATAGGACAAGACATAGATAATATATTTAAAAAATTACCAAAACAAATATAATGGCAAAGAAGCAACAATCAGTATATGAGATTAAAGTATTAGGTCTTAATGATATTAAAACACTTAATACTGAAATTAAAAAACTTAACGGAAAATATGACGAGTTAAAAGGGGCAGGTAAAGATGCCGCAACATCAACTGAAGAATTTGGCAAGGCAGCTAATAAGTCAACAAGTAGTTTGTCAAAAATAACCAAAGGAGCTATTCAAACAACAGCAGCAATAGTTGGTTTTAGTACGGCAACTAGAGCATTGTCTGATGTTCTTAGAAAAGGATTTAAAACATTTCAAAACTTTGAATTTGGTATGGCTAAAGTTAAAGCTATATCAGGAGCAACAGATGGGGAGTTCAAAAAGTTAATGGCTTCTGCTAAAAACTTAGGTAGAACTACGTTTTTTACCGCATCACAAGTTGCCGAATTGCAATTAAATCTTTCAAAGTTAGGTTTTAGGACTGACGAGATATTACAATCTCAAGAAGCTATACTTATGCTTTCGACAGCAATGGGTGAGGATTTAGGTAGAACAGCTACGGTTGTTGCTGCATCCATAAGAGGTTTTGGTGAATCAACAGACCAAACAGCTAGGTTTGCTGATGCAATGGCTGCTGCTTTTGCAAATTCCGCTTTAGATATTGAGAAGTTTCAAACATCAATGACAAAGGTTTCCGCTATTGCTGCAACAGCAGGATTTAGTTTTGAGGAAACAACAGGACTTTTAGGTTTGCTTACAGATAGAGGTATTGAAGCATCTATTGCGGGTACATCACTTCGTAACATATTGTTAAAGCTACAAGACCCAACATCAGACCTTTCAGAAAAATTAGGAAGAACAGTACATTCAGGAGAAGATTTAATTGTTGCTTTGAGAGAGCTTGATGCTTCAGGTATAGATGTTGCGGGTGTTATGCAAATAGTTGATAACAGACAGGTTCAGGCAATGGAGTCTTTTATTAGAAGTGCAGATGCTATTGAAGATTTTAATAAAATATTAAATAATTCAGCAGGTGCAGGTGAAGCAATGGCTGATATTATGGAAAACACAGTCTTAGGGGGAATAAAAAGGATGCAAAGTGCTTACGAAGGTCTTGTTTTAGCAATAACAACAGGATCTAGTTCTCTTTCCAATGTTATGCAAACAGGATTTGACTCCATTGCAAAAGCGTTGAATTTTTATGCAAACGCATTGTCAAATACAGAAGAAAGAACAAATATTGTTATTGCAAACATACAGTCATCTGCTCAAAAAGCATTATCAGGAAAAGATAGTCCATTTTCTTCATTGTCAGAAGCGTTAAAAAGCGAACAGTTGATTTTAGAGGGAGAGATAATTCTTTATGAAAGAACTTTAGAAGAAATGTCAAACTCTATATTTCAAGGTGTTTTTACAAAAAATAGTAAAAAAAGACAAGAAAATTTAGAAAAAGATATTGAAGCTAGAAAACAAGCTGCTATTCAGTTGCAAAATTTAATTAATGAGCAGGTAAAGACTGAAAAAGAAGCTGCTGAAAAGCAAGAAGAAATAGACAGGCAAAACAAAAAAAGATTAAAAGAAGAATCTAAGTTACAAGCGTCTTTAATACAAATTCAAAAAGATAAACTTGAACAGGCTCAACTCTTGCCCGAAAGCACGGAGAAAGAAATAATCTCTAAAAATAAAATAATAAGAGCTATTGAGTTAGAAATAAAAAGACTAAAAGAACTTGGTGTTGAAAAAGCAAAACAAAATAAAAAAGAAAAAATAATTCCTGATGCAAGTATTGATGAAGAAACTCAACTACAAATACAAAGGTCGCAAGATGAAGCTAGAAGGCAATTTAATGAAGGTATCATAGAAACAGAAGAAGCTCTACAAGCAGAGTTATTAGATATTGAGTTAAAATCAATACAACAAGCATTAGAATTTAAGAACTTATCAGTAGAAGATGAAATAGCACTTAATAATAGATTAGCTGAAGTTACCATTAAAAATAATAAACGTATAGCTAAGTCAGAAGCGGATAAGAGAAAAAAACAAGAAGATGCTGTTGATAGTATGAAACAAACAGGTCAATTATTAATGCAGATTGGAGAGCAAGAGGGAGAAAATAGTAGAATAAGGCAGATTGGTATTAAAATCACTCAAGCTGCTGCTGTTGCTGAAGGATTGTTGGCACTTTCAAGAGGTCTTGGCTCTATAACTAAACAAGGTGTTTCAGGCGATCCTTTTACAGCTATTGTTAGGGTTGCTGCTATGGCTGCACAACTAGCATCTGTTATAGCAAATTTAAAAGCCTTAACAGGTGGTGGAGGTCAAGCCACAGAAGAACCAAGTGGGGAAATGTTTGAGCAAGGAGGATTAACAAAAGGTGGTATGTTTGTTGGCAATTCACACGCTAATGGCGGTGTTAAATTTAGGGTTGGTGGAAGGATAATGGAAGCCGAAGGTGGTGAAGCAATTATCAACAAGAAATCAACAAGTATGTTTAGACCTGTACTATCAGCTATCAACAGCTACAATGGTAATGGTGTAAAGTTTGCTGATGGTGGTTTACTCAATAGTGGAGAGAAGTTTGCTATGGGTGGTGAGCTAAGTTCAGCACAACAATTAATAAGCGGAGGAATGGGAACTTCTAAGGTTGTAATCGTTGAAAGTGATATGACAAATGTGCAGAATAGAATATCTGCTATTGAAAGTCAGGCTACTTTTTAGTATATTTGCATATGATAAGACAGAATAGTGCAGATATTGTAAATGAGTTCATAGAGCTTATATACAAAGAAGTAAAAGCACGATACTCTGAGGAAGCAGGAATAAAAAATGTTCTAAACCATCTATCAGAGAAAGGTCTTATTGAGCCAAGAAAGCTAAGAGATTATATGATAATAAGAGATTTTGACAAGGTGTTGGAGTCTAATGATGGTAACTACACATTTACTTATATGGACATATCTATTAAGTATGATGTGTCAGAAAGAACCATTCAAAATATTATGTATAAGCACAAGCGTAAATTCAACAAGGACTACAATATTAGATAATTATCCATTTTCTGCGAAAGATATAATACATTAATTATTAATTTTGCAAAATGAACAAATGGTATTCAATAAAAAATAAGGCAGATAATAGTGTTGAAATATCTATTTATGATGAAATAGGTGACTTTGGCACTTCTGCAAAAGAATTTATTGAGGAAGTAAAATCTGTTGGAGATGGTGACATCACATTACGAATCAACTCTGTTGGTGGTAGTGTGTTTGATGGTTTAGCTATTTACAATACTTTACGTTCTCATAGTGGATTTGTAAGTATTAAAATCGAAGGTTTGGCTGCTTCAATATCTACTGTTATAGCAATGGCAGGAGATAGTATAGAAATGTCAGAAAACGGTTTTTTTATGATACACAATCCTTTTGGAAAATCAGCAGGTGAAGCGGGTGATATGCGTAAGACTGCCGATTTACTTGACAAGATAAAAGAGGAGATTATGGAAATCTATTCTAAAAGAACAAGCCTAACCTTTGGTGAACTTTCAGATATGATGGATAATGAAACTTGGTTGTCAAGTCAAGAAGCTATGGATATGGGTTTTATAGATAAAATTACAGAGCCAATGAAAATAGCTGCATCCTTTGACCTTTCAAAGTTTACTAACGTCAACGAGCAAGAGGTTAATGATAAATTAAGTTTAACTAATAATAAGAAAAAAATGACCGAAGAATTAAAAACTTGGTTCAACGGTGTTAAAGAAGAAATCTTAAACGCTGTTAAGGGAGAAGAAGTTTCTACTCCTTCTGATGAAGTTTCTATTTCTATTTCTGACAACGAAGTTATCGTTAATAAGTTCGAGGAACTTGAAGAAAACGCTAACTCTTTACGTGAAGAAAAAGAAGAATTGGCTGCTCTTGTTGGTGAAAAGGAAGGCACTATTGCTGAATTGACAAACAAGATTTCTGATGTAGAAGCAAAGTTAGCAAAATTAGAAGCTACTGAAACTAATGTTGAAGGTGATTCTGACCCTGCAATAACTCCAACAGAGGATGTTGTAAATGATTGGGATGCTTTCGCAAAATCAATTATAAAATAATTAATTAAAAAATAAATAAAGAAATATGGCATTTCCAAATACAAATAATTTACCTGCTGTAAATCAGTATGATGTAAATAGAAGTATAATCTCACCTATATTTATGGGTCAAGATTATATGCAATATATGAATGTTCTTCCTAACATTAAAGGAACAACAAAAATTGACCACTTTGGTTCTTTAACAAAGATTACTAAAGGATTTAATGAAGGTGCTTTCTCAGGTGAAACTGCGGGTACTTTTAGTTCTGTAACTCTATCTCCTGCAAGAATGGAAGCTGAGATTGAGTTTTACGCTAACTCACTTTTCGGTAAAATGAAAGGTCAGTTGATGAAAGACAACTTTGACTTTGATAACATTGACGGTACTGCTGTTAAAACTATTTTACTTGACTTAATTGGTAGAGGTATTAAAAACGACTTCAACAGACAATTATGGTTAGGTGACACTGCTTCTCCAAGTGGTAACTACGACCAATACGATGGATTCTTCCAAATATTAAAAGATGGTTTAGCTGCTGCTCAAAAACTTGACAACTCTGATATTACAGGTGTTGGTAATGATGATGCTTTCGATGCTGCTGCTGATGGTTACAATGTTTTAGATGCTATGTACGAAGCTGCAACTCCTGAGTTATTAGAAGCAGGAAATCACGTTTATTATGTTTCAGGTATTATTGCTGACCGATACAGAGCTTACTTAGAGCAAACAGGATATTCTTCTGCTGCACACGCTGTGTTAGTTGATGGTATTCCTTCATTAACATTTAGAGGTATTCCTCTTGTTGTTCGTAGAGATTGGGATACTTGGTTAGCTGCTGATGGTGCTGATGCAATAGAAGGTACTTCTGCTGCTGCTGAAACTCACAGAGCTGTATTAACTACTCAAGATGCTCTTATCGTAGGTACTGATTTTGAAGAAACTGCTGTTGAGCAGTGGTATTCTCAAGACAATAAGTCTTACAGATTCCGTGTATCTTATATGGTTGGATGTGCTTTAGCTGATGCTAAATTAGCTGTAATGTACACTCCTGATGCATTATCTGCATAATTTAATTTGATTAATGGGGGATGAAATACTCCCCCTTAATTTTTAACTTTTAAAAAAATAATAAAATGCCAATAGAAAATTTAGCTATATCACACGGTGACTTAGAAAGAAGAGGCGGGATACAATATGTAGGTATCGGTTTATTAGATGATGCTTCTGCTGTAACTTTTACAAATACTGAGGGAGCTGTTCACGCTGTTTCTTATACTGCTGCTAACCCTTTAGAATTGTTTGACCTTAAACAAGGTACAGGCTCTTTATCTACAAGTGGTTCAAAAGAAGGAGGAACAATTTTGTTTGAACATACTGTTTCTTTCTTCGTTCCAAATATGAACTCTGCTCATCTAAGATGTTTAGATGCAATGAAAAACGAACACATTGTTGTTGTTGCTCAAGGTTATGATGGAAATACGTTCTGCATTGGTCTTTCTGAAGCATACGAATTAGAAGATTCTACATTGGGTAATGTTCAAATGTTTGCTACTCTTTCATCTGTTGAAGGTGGAACGGGAGCTGCTTTGGGTGATGAGAGTGGTGTAACAGTTACTATAACTTGTAGTTCAGGTGAGCTTCCAAGAGCATCTGCTAACACTATTACTCTTAACACAGCAGCAGGAACAATGACTTTATCGTAAATTAACTAAAAAGGGATGGATTGGGCAATTTGCCCTTTCATTCTTTTTTTATTATACTTGCAATATGTACAAATCTAAATTAAACGAAGGAACAACATTCTTTGATGGTTTCAAAGTAAGTTGGTCAAAAGCAACTCAAGCAGAACTAAAAAAGGTTTATGACTTGGGATTCACTAATTTTGTAAGCAAAGAAGATGCAGAACCGAAAAAAACCCAATCAAAATCAAAAGCAAAAAAAGAATCAAGTAAAGACAGCTCAGACAAAGAGTAGTTATAACACTAAGTATGCTTTTGTAAATCTTTCTACACCTGATATAACTTCAGAGGTAAAAGACTTAGATAAATTAAGAGAAGATTTTGTTCCTTTCGGTAAAGACAATCTTTTTCCACAATACTTAGCAGAACTGAAAAGACAATCTTCTACTCACAGGTCTGTATTAGCACAGAAAACTACATTTACTACGGGTGGTGGTTTTTTAACTTCTAACGATGCTTTAGCTGATTTTATAGAAGATGTTAACGCTAACGGAGAAAGTCTTAAAGATATATTTAAGAAACTTGCTGATGACTATTATACTTATGGTAACGCTTTCTTAGAGGGTGTGGTTTATGATGGTGGTGTAAATCTTTATCATAAAGATGCTTCAACAGCAAGAATGTCTAAGGATAAAAAAAGTGTTCTATTTAATCCTGATTGGAAAAATTATCGTAGAAATAAAGAGAAAACTCAACAAATACCTATTTACCCTAATATTTCAAGGAGTAGATTTGTAATTCACTATAAAGATTACGAAAGCACTTTTAACTTTTATGGTTTGCCTGATTATGTGGCTGCCTTAGAACACATAGCTATTGATTTTGAAATAGGTAAATTTAACCACACATCATTTAAGAATGGATTTAGTCCTTCCGCTATTGTTACAGTTAATGGTGACTTTGGCGAATCTGAGGCAGAAAAATTTGTTGAAACTGCCAAAGACACACTAACAGGTAGTGGTAACAACTCAAAAATATTATTCCTTGTAAAGAATGGAGAAGATAGTAGAGGAACAGATGTTCAAATTATCTCAAACAAGGAAGATGGTGACTTCTTAGATTTACAGAAGTTGACCGACCAAAAC